ACATACGTTGATGAAGCCAATCACGAAGCCGAGATGTTAAAACTTGGTAAACAAAGAACTAACAAAAGAAAAAACGAACACATATTACGAGAAGAAGAGAGTGTTACTAATTATGGTAAGACACTTGTAGCTAACACCATAAAACCATTGGGTGAAGCTATATTTAATTTTATAGATGAGTCTTCTAAACTTAAGATAGGACAACCACCTATCGCCTACAGACTTCTATCTGAAGTCCAGCCTGAAATCTCAGCATTAATCACAGCAAAAACCGTTATAAATACCCTATCACAGAACAAGCCTTTAACAGCTATGGCAATAGTTTTAGGTGGTAAAATTGAGACTGAAATTGCTCTAAAGAACTTTGCTAATTTAAACCCTGAGCTTTATTCTGTAGTCAAAGCTGACTTAGATAAAAGGTCTTGGAACTACAGTTATAAGAGACGTAAACTTAAAGAGAGTGCAAAGCGTGATAACGTAGAGATGTGGGAAGAATGGACTACACCTGAGAAGTTACACGTGGGACTAAGATTAATAGAGCTTATGATTATCTCTACTGGTCTTATTGAAATTGTACTTGAGAAAGTAAAACACAAGAAAGCTAAAGTTGTCAGACAGACAGCATTAACTAAGGAGTGGATAGCTGATAGGAATAGTTTTAATGAGCTTTTAAATCCTGAATATCTACCTACAGTTATGCCACCTAAATCGTGGACTAGTCCTACAGGTGGTGGCTATTGGACTGAAGAAATGCCTGAGCTTGAGCTGGTGAAACAAAAGAATAAAAACTTTAAGAAAGAATTAGAAAACTTTCAAATGCCTGAAGTCTATAGTGCAGTCAATGCCATGCAGAATACAGGTTTCAGCATCAATACTGAAATACTAGGTGTAATGCAAACTATATGGGACAGAGATTTAGCTATCGGGGGTATGCCACCAGTAGATAACTTGCCTATACCAAACAAGCCACTTGATATTGATACCAATGAAGTCAGTAGAAAAGAGTGGAAGAAGTTAGCTGTTATAGCCCATACTGAAAATGCACGTATGTTTTCTAAAAGATTACTATATGCCAAAATTTTATGGATGGCTGACAAGTTTAAAGATTATGCTTCTATCTATTTTCCACAACAAATGGATTTTAGAGGAAGATGTTATGCTGTTCCAGCTCACCTAAACTTCCAATCTATAGACGGCTCAAAAGCTTTGCTAGAGTTTTCACAAGGCAAAGAGATAACCGAAGAAAACAATGGTTTATTTTGGCTGTGTGTACATGGTGCTAACGTTTGGGGTCACGACAAAATATCATTAGAAGAGCGTGTAGACTGGGTGTTAGAAAATACAGAAATGCTAGAAGCCAATGCACAAGACCCACTTGCAAACCAGCAATGGGTAGACGCAGATAAACCTTTCCAAGCTTTAGCTTTTGCCAAAGAGTTTTCTAAATTTAGAGCTGAAGGATATGGATTTATAAGTCACTTGCCTGTTGCCGTAGACGGTACTTGTAATGGCTTACAGATTTATTCTTTAATGTTAAAAGACAAGGTAGCTGGCAAGTTAGTAAATCTTACTAAAACTACACAACCTCAAGACATTTATCAAACTGTTGCTGACGCTGTTATTGCAAAACTAAAAGAGCTAGAAGCTATCAATACTCCTTATGCAAACTTATGGTTACAGTATGGTGTTAAAAGAAGCACTGTTAAAAGAACTTGCATGACGATTGTATATGGAAGCACAAGATATTCTTGCACTGACTTTGTAGTGGAAGATTTAACTAAACGTAAAGACAGTGGAGAAAATCATCCATTTGGAAATGATGTCTTTAAGCCAGCTTCATTTCTATCAGGAATAATATGGGATAGCATTGGAGCTAAACTTAATAGTGCAAGAGTGGGAATGGATTTCTTACAAAAGATTGCACGTGTAGTTTCTAAAGAGCAACTTCCTATTCACTGGATTACGCCAGTTGGTTTTCCTATTTATCAATCTTACCCTGAGATGAAAAGCAAGCGAGTTAAAGCTATGCTTATGGGACAGATTATCAAACCTCGTATTAATACTGAGACTGATAAAACTGATAAACTAAGAATGGCAAATGGAGTAGCTCCAAATTTTGTACATGGATTAGACGCAGCAGCTATGCTTAGAACTGTAAACATAGCTTACACCAAAGGTATTAGAAACTTTTGCAACGTGCATGACAGTTACGGAACTACTGCTGGTGATGTAGAGACTTTATCAGAATGTTTACGTGAAGCGTTTATTGAAATCTTTGATGACAGTAATGTATTAGAAGAATTTAAAGAGCACGTTTCAGTAATGCTACCTGAAGAATTAAGAAAAGAATTACCTGAGCTACCACTGCAAGGTGATTTGGATGTTACCTCGATTAGAGAGAGTGACTTTTTCTTTGCCTAGATGTATCCGCTCAAGGATATAATACCTAAAGTACCCTTAATAGATAATAATACCTGAGAGGATTAAATATGACACCTGATGATTATGACAACTTGATGAGAACTATCTCATTAGACACTGCCGTTAGCCTTATGGGCGAAGGCTGGATTTTACAAACAGAAAATGGAGATGACTATAATGCCGAAGAATAATTATGATAAGATTGTAACCCCTATTGGTGTGAGCCAGTATGCGTGGCTTACAAAACCTGACACACAATTTGACCCTGACGGTCACTACAAGGTTAATCTTATCTTAGACACTGACAAAGCTCAGGATGTTATTAACAAGATTGAAGCCAATGTTAAGAAAGCAATGGCTAACGCTAAAGAAAAGGTAAAAGGCAAAGCTGTAAAAGCTGCTCCTTCACCTTACTTTGAACAGTTGGACGAAAGTGATGAGCCAACTGGTAAGACTGTGTTTAAGTTTAAAACAAAAGCACAGATTACAACTAAGGACGGTACTCTAATTCCAAACAGAGTTGCTCTATTCGATAGTGCTGGTGTTCCCCTCACTGACGCTAACGTATGGAGTGGGTCTGAAATGAAGGTGAGTGCCGAACTTATTCCTTACTACACTGCTATGGCTGGTGCTGGCGTATCTTTAAGATTACGTGCAGTACAAATTACTAAACTCGTAGAGGGTGGTAGTGGCAATGCTAAAGGTTATGGCTTTGGTGAGGAAGACGGATACAAATTGGAAACTTTTGAAAATGTAAGTAGTGATGAGACGGTTTCCGAAGAAGACTTTTAGTAACGTAGGATTACGTTATGGATTTCGTTCAGGTCTTGAAGACCGTATATCGAAAGAACTAGAATCCGCACGTGTGGAGTATGAGTATGAAAAGCACAAGCTTAAATACACTAAGCCTGAAAAGCTACATACTTATACTCCTGATTTTTACATTGTTAAAAGAAAAATATTCATAGAGACCAAAGGTCTTTTTACTTCTGCTGACCGTCAAAAGATGCGGTTAGTCAAGGAGCAACATCCTAAAGTAGACATTAGATTTGTATTTAGTAATTCAAGAAACAGAATTAGTAAAATTTCTAAAACTACTTATGCAATGTGGTGTGAAAAATATGGTTTTAAATATGCTGATAAGCACATTCCGAAAGAGTGGTTATGAGCAACAAAAGACCTAACACAGATTATGTTGTCGTGTTTTCTTCTGAGACAAAAGAAGATGATATTGGCTTAAATGAAATTTCTAAAAAACACCGAGCACAAGGTTTCTTTAAAGTAGCTTATCATTACATAGTAAGACGTAATGGTGATATTGAAACTGGTAGAGCAGAGCAAGAAGCTGGTTCTCTATTAAGCTCAGGTATTATCAATAATTCTAATTCTATTGCTGTTTGTTTAGTTGGAGATAGCACAGAACATGGTTTACCTAATTATACTGATGAGCAATTAAGCGGTTTTCGCCTACTTGTAAACGATTTGAAATCGAGGTATAAATTATCAGTCGTTGGCTACAGTGATGTAGACAGCAGCTCTCATAGTCCATACGTGGATGTTGAGTTATTGTTACAGGCTGGGGGAACTTAGACTTCTCCCAGTCCCTTCCAAAATATTTTCAACAAAAAAATTTACCCTATATGCAAGAAAGTGAATTTCTACACCACACGAACTGTAGCTATTGTTTATCCAAAGACAATGTAGCTGTTTATACAGACGGGCATACCTACTGCTTTGGATGTCAAAAAAGAACTAACGCAACAGAGGAAGTCCCACCAATGCAAGCACAACCACACACACCTGACAGTTTCATTCAAGGAACTGCTTCTCCCCTATCTAAAAGACAAATTGATTTACACACTGCAAAGAAATTTAATTATGAAGTTGGCACTAACAATAAGAAGCCAGTACAGATTGCTAATTACTATGACAAAGACGGTACTAAAGTTGCACAGAAATTAAGATACCCTGACAAAACTTTTCAGTGGATTGGTGATGTAAAATCTGCTGGTTTGTTTGGTCAGCACTTATGGCGTGACAAAGGTAAAATGGTTATTGTTACTGAAGGTGAGATTGATTGTCTTACAATGTCACGTTTAAATTCAAATAAATTTCCTGTTGTTAGTGTTAAGACTGGAGCTGCTGGAGCTAAGAAAGATATACAAAATTCTTTAGAATGGCTTGAGGGTTTTGACTCAGTAGTATTTATGTTTGATTCAGATGACGCTGGTAGAAATGCTGCTTTAGAATGTGCAAAAGTTTTATCACCAAACAAAGCAAAGATAGCAACGTTACCATTAAAGGATGCTAATGAAATGTTACTTGCTAACAGAGCTAAAGAACTTACTGATTGTATGTGGGGTGCAAAAGCTTACAGACCTGACGGTATTGTTTTAGGTACTGACTTGTGGGATGAGATAAAAAAAGAAGACGTGCACGTTTCTGTTCCCTATCCTTTTGAGTGTATGAATATTAAAACACATGGCTTACGTAAAGGTGAGCTAGTCACTATCACTGCTGGTAGTGGTGTTGGTAAATCTAGTTTCTGTAGACAAGTAGCATATCATTTACTTAATAAAGATTACAAAGTTGGTTACATAGCTTTAGAAGAAAGTGTTAAGCGTAGCTCATTAGGTATCATGGGAGTAGCTTTAGAAAAACCTTTACACTTAAGTCGAGAAGGTATTGAAGAAGATTCTTTAAAGAAAGCTTTTGATGATACTGTAGGTAACGGTAACTTTTATTTATATAATCACTTTGGAAGTACTGCTTCTGATAATCTTATTTCTAAAATTAGATACTTAGCTAAAGCGTGTAACGTAGACTTTGTTGTACTAGACCATTTACACATGGCTCTTAGTGCTGTTGGTGATGCAACTACTAATGATGAAAGAAAACTAATTGACTACACAGTTTCAGTATTAAGAACTTTAGTAGAAGAGACAGGCATAGGATTAATACTGGTATCTCATTTAAAAAGACCTGAAGGTAATAAAGGTTATGAAG